CACCGATGATGCGGCCGCAGATGTCCCAACCCTGTGGGGTGTAGGTCTGCATCCACGCCTCTTCGGGGTCCACCTGCACTGCAGCGAACTCCGAACGGTCAGAGTCGCTGATGATGACCTTGCCGAACGCATAGCGGTTGGTCACCAGCTCGAAGGTCTCAAAGCCCTGCGTGCCAAGGCGCGACGGGGCGTTGTAGCCCACGGGGCTGGTAGGTGCATCAGGGCCGCGCTCATCGACCAGCGATGCGTCACGAATCTTAATCATGCGGCTGTGACGGCTGTTGACCGTCAACTCAGGCGCCAGAATACGCAGCACGTCTGCGTCACTGTAGCCCTCATAAACCGCGAAGAGGCCGGGAAGGTCCGTACGGATACGGGCGCCCTGTACCGAAACAATACCGTTAGGTGTACTCATGTCAGATACCTCCTAGCCCTTAGGGCAGCTGCACCTGACGGCGCCGCAGTTCGAGAAGAAACTCACCACCAGCAGCAGCGGTCGTCATCGCCGTGCCCCACTCATAGTCAGCATCAGAAAAGTCAGCAGTGGCGCGAGCAATAAACCGACCACGGTTTGCAGCCGTTGCGCTAAACTCAGGAGCCACAGTCTCACCCGCAGTCACGCCGCCAGTGCCAGCGATGGCACGCACGCGGCCTGCAGTCACCACGCGGCACTGTGCGCCCGGGTCATCAGGAGCACCCTCAAGCAGCACGCCAGCGCCGTAAATGGTCTGCGTGGTCGCCTGGTCAGTCAGAGACAGCAGCACCAGCTCGTCAGTGACGAGGTAAACAGCGTGACCAACAAAGTTGGTCAGGTCTGCACCAGGGAAAAAGGCGTCGTAGGCTTCGGCACCCCAATCTGCGTATGCGTTCGTGCTCATGCTGCACCTCCAGTCGGGCTAAGGGTCAGGCGGCTGCGAATGTCGCGCCATTCGCGGTGATACGAGACGGCGTCGAACTTGCCGGCCACCGTGTGACGCTGGCGAAGCTGTGCAACACCCTCTGCCGAGAACAGGCGCTGCTCGTCGCTCATGGCAACGCCAGACGCTGCAGTGCGTGCCGAGCCACCCAGGCGACGGGGTGCGAGTTCCAGCAGCCCCTTGAACGTCACAGGGTCGCTCATGCGAATCTGCACCAGCTTCTCACGAGTCATGCCGCGAAAGTCACGCTCGCCAATCAGAGCGTCAACCTCTGCGATGACTGCACGCTGCTCAAGCTGCGCCAGACGGCGTGCCATGTCGCCCATCTGCACGGGTGCCGATGGCACTACAGGAGCAGGCGCTGCGATAGGAGCCGCCAGCGCGGCGTCTTCCATGCGATAGCCACCGCCCATCGGGGCTGCAGCAGGCGCCATGCCGTCAACGCGTGCCTTGAGGTCCATCAGACCCGCCATCAGCGCAGCAGCCCACGCCGGAGCGTCCTCGGTCGCCACAGCATCTTCCATCAGGGTCGCCCCTTCCGGCAGTGATTCCTCGGTTTCGATCTCGATGACCGTACCGTCGGCCATCTTGGCCTTTTTCATGTCACCCATTGTCACCCCTCTCAGGTGTGGTGCGGCGGTCTGCCGCTTGTTGTGCGGTGTCCCAACCGCCGATAACTCTGCAACGAAAAAATCCCACGGCGCGCCCGTCTCGTCCACCCATGGCTCGCCACCGATGATGGTGCCACGCAACTCAGGACTGGTGAACGTCAACAGCCCAGAGTCATACTCTGAGGCCATCTCAGGGTCTCGCAAATCAAGCCCGAAATACAGCTCTTCGGGCGCCTTTTGTGGCACGCCCATCGCTGCAGCCTCAGACTGCGTCAGGATACGCCACGCCACTACCTGCCCATGGCTCATGCCACGGGGCTGGTGCTCTCGCAACACCGAAGGGTGAAACACCCCCTCGGTAATCTGCCGCGTCAGCTCGCGCTCGATGACAGCTCGGTGCGACGCGAAGTCAAACACCATGCCGTCATAATGCACGCCAGTCGGCCATATAGGCAGGGCAGACACCCACCGCAGTGAGCTATCAGAGAAGAGAATGCTACGCATAGAACACCCCATTACGCGCCCCATAAAGCGGCGTCAAGTGCGCACCCAACGCAGCAGCCAGCCGCATCGACAGAATCGAGTCCCACCAAGGCAGTCAGGGTCAGGCAAAGGCATGGCGTCAAACTCACGCTGCTGCCTTGGTAGGTCGTATGTCGTGCCGCTTCGGTCCTCGCACACCGAACACCGGCGCGGGTCGTTCACCGACGTGCGAACCACCTGCGACAGCCGCAAGCCGAGCTGCTGCGTTGCGCCGCTCTGCACCAGATTGGCCGCAGCGGTCAGCCGTCCCTCGCTCTCGATTATCTGACCCGTCGCCAGCACAGGCTTCGCCAGCGAGGCCGCAGTGATAGCCGACGCCCAACGCGCAGGACGCTTGCCGTCACGAGCTGCGCCAGCCACCTCTGCCTGCACACGCTGCGCGATCTCACGCGCCGCAATCCTGCTGCTGCTCTCGATACGGGCGTCGAGCTTCCCAGCCTGCTGCTGTATCTGCGAGACCACGCTCGCCTCACTCACCGGGCCCGAACCAGGCGCGTCACTGGTCTCCCTTGACCGCGCCTGACGTCGCGCCTCATCCATCGCCCATCGCTGCGTTGCTGCCTGCAGACGCCCTGTGTATTCCTGTATCACTGCCTCGTATCGCGGAATGGCATCAGCCAACACCCGGTCATATTCGCCCGACTGCCAGCCGTCCTGCATCGCTCGCCACACGTCTGCTCGGTGACCACGTGCCACGCCCTCGATGGCGTCCTGCATTGCCGTGTCAATCGCCCTGCGCTCGTTGCGCGTGTCTGCCCAGGCGACAAACAGCTCGACGCCAACCAGAGGGTGCGGCACCGTCACCCACTGACCCGTGCAGTCTCGCACCATCTGCCCTGCTGGCTTCTTCGATGGCGCTCGATTGGGGAGCATCATTGCCACAGGTCACCCACCGGTAAGCCTGACAACGCAGGGTCAGGGGACTCCACAGGGGCCACGCCGTCGACGTCAGCCAAGGCCGAGCCCAGCCACGTCGCCATGGCCTGACCACCCAGCCCATGCCATTCCTGATACGTCGGCCCGTGCAGCGCATAGTCAGGCCGCGTCGTGGGGTCACCGATAAATCGTAACGCGCTCTCGATGTAACGCAGTTCGCCATGACTCAGGCCCTGACCAGCCGCCAGCTTCTTGACCAGCTGTAGGTCAGTCCGATTCTGCAGCCCTCGCATTTCTGCCGTGGACCTGCCACGCGCATACAGACCGTCTGCTGCCGACTGCTGCACTGCCACCGGTGGCGTCAGGCCCTCATCTGCCATCGCGGCCGCTGGCTCTGCCACTGCGCCTTCGGTCACCTCGACAGGCGCCATCGGCAACGTAGGCTCTGGCATCGCCAGCATAGCGTCACCGTCCACGTCCTCGACTGTCTGCAGCTCTGGCATGCCGATTGTCTCACGTGCCCACGCCTCGTCTGCCGGCGTCCAGGTAATGGCCTCTGCTGCCTTCGCTGCGAGTGCCGCTGTCACCTTCTCTGCCGGCGCCGCCGTCTTCTCCATCGGTCGCACACTCAGCGTGGGACGGCGGCCCAAGTACGCCACGTGCCTCGACACCCATCGGCTCAAGCGGTCACCCAGACGGCGCAGGAACGCACTCAGGTCCTCGCTCTCTGCCGTGGCGTCCTGCTGCGCTGCGACCTCTCCCAACGCTCGATGGCCGTTCGCGCTGGCGATAAGAGCCGCAACCTGCGCACCCAGCACCGTGTCACAGTACCCGTCAATGCGGTCGATGACATCGCCGTCGATGCTCGATGAGCTCGCCACGAAGTCAGCTGTGAAGCCGGGGGGCATCAGCAGGTAGCGTGCCAGATCGTTCTGCCAGCCCTCAAGCGTGGCGCGCGCCCTCTTCCATGCCTCCGTTCCGTAGTTCGCACCTTGGTCGGCCTGCACTACCAGGCACCCGCCCTGCATGTACGCCTGCTGTTCGCTCGACAGCCAGACCGATTTCCATCGGTCAAAGAGGAACACCAGCGGCCTCAAGATGCTCTCGCCTGCGTACTGTCCCACAATGCCGCCACGCTGTACCCACAGCAGGCGGTCAACCGGTATCTCAGCAAAGCCAGTCGCTGCGCTCTGGCGAATGCCCGTCAGGCGCCGGTAGTTGTCCGATTGCATGACCTGCTGCACAGTCGAGGGGTGCACAGGGTATATCTCAAGCTGGCGCCCTGTCAGGTACGCATACTGGCGCGGGCCGGTCGGCTCCTCGACAAAGCGAATCTCGGCCCAATACATGCCGTGGGCCCAATGCTGCAGCCACGACTCGGCCACCTCTGACCAGCCTTGCACACCGTTCTCGTGGTCTAAATAGGCGTGCTCTGTGAGCGATTCGAGGTCCTCGCGGAACGCTGCCTCCTCGCTGGTTTCATCTTCCACCGGCTGCCACCAGTACGATGCCGCACCCAGAGTCGTGCGGAAGTCACCCATGTGCTTCGCCACCTTCGGGTGACCGACCAAAATCTGATCGTACACACCCGGCTGACCGCTGATGCCTGACACGATTTGTGGGAACAGCTCCGGCGTCGGCTCCCTGTTCGGCAAAATCCACGGGCTGCCCACGTTCTGCTGTGCAAACCGGCCTCGACTGTCCCTGATGCGTGACTTCATATTCTCACCTTGCGCTGGCTGCCCCCGCTGACAATGCGGTCAGGGCTAGGGGCGTGCGGGTATATCTGCAGCTCTGTTATCGCCCACACTAGGGCGTCCATGCGGTCAGGGCTCTCTGCGTCGCTCGGCTCCCATGTCGTCATCTGACGCTCTAGGTCGCGCAGCATACCCACATGATGCACCCAGCCGCTTGTGTAAAGCGTCGAAATCGGAGCCGCTCGCTCATGCTTTGAGCTGCCCGCCCTCACACCTCGAAACGGCACAGCAGGGTCCACCATGCGAAGGTTGGTCTCGACCAGGTCGCCGCCTGCGTTGGTCTCGCATACCGCCAGCGCGCCGTACCGCTTGCAAAGGTCGCACACCACCTTGGCCCACTGGTGCGGTGCATAGATGCCTGAGAGGTCCTGTAACACGTAGGCGTGACCGTCGCTGCCCTGACCCACCAGCACAATGCCTGTCTTGTCGCTCCTGCGCTTTGCCGTCGTCGCAGGGTCCACACCCACCACGTACCGCGTCAGCGTTCCGGCAGACTCCCTGCGCGTGCCGTTGATGACCTCTTGGTCCCACAGCACGCCGGCAGACTCCACCCACTCCGCGTCGATCTCCCTGCGCGCTTCCCGCTCGGTCATCGTGCTGCGCATCAGGTCGAGGTACTGCTGCGACAGATACGGGTTGTCCTCGCTCTTCGCATGGTGCCACGGGTAGGCCTGACCCTGTACGAATATCTCATGCGCCGCCGACCCCTTCACTGGCGATGAGGTCCACCAGATGCGCTCGCACCCGTAACGCACACGCGCCATGATGGTCGTGAGCGCATAGCGTGAGTGGTAGCACGCCTCATCAAGCCACAGCCAACCCGCGTTGATTGACCGGAAGTCGTCAGGGCGTGTCGAGCTGCGCAGGAGTATCTCCGCACCCGTCACCAGGCGCAGCCGCATCTCACTTCGATTGACGTCAGCGAGCAGGGGCCGAAAGTGCTCAAGCGCGGTGCCAAGCACGCCGTCGTGCAGCTGCCTGTACGTCGGTGCGACGATGACACCCAGACCGTCAGACGGCAGCATCTGCACCGCTCGCACCCAACCTGCCAACGTCTTGCCACTGCCGAGACCGCCCACGAAGCCCACGATGGGCCGCTGGTCCTCGACAAAGGCCTCCTGCGCCGCGTGTGGCACCCAATCAACGATGTACTCTGACCCCGCTGTTGCGTTCATGCGCTCTGCTCTCGACGCTTCGGTGCCGCGATGGTCACCCGCACCGGGCCGCCCTTCGACGATGCCGCTGTCTTGCGCAGCTCGGCCATGACCTGCCGGTCCTTTGGCGTGCCAAACCGCTCAGGGTCGACGCGTTCGAGCACCCACGTTGCCGCCCTCACATCGCCCTGTTCGAGGGCAGAGCGCAGCACCTCGATGGCGTGGTCAACCAGCTCGCCAGACTCAGGCGCTGCGACAGGGCGCGGGGCTGCTGTGTCGACGCGGTCAGGGTGCAAGTGGATGATGTTCGACTTGATGGCCCTCGACTGCACGATAGCCTGCGCGCTCTCCCAGTATTTGCCCCAATCGGGCCGCTTGGTCCACAGCCGGCTAGTCCCACCAGACACACCCAGACCCCTGCCAACCTCGTCACATGACGCCTTGCCTGCCAGCTGTATCGCTGCAGCCTGCATGTTTTCCGGCGTGCACTTCATGAGTAAAACTTGGATGCCGCGTTGTCATTGTTTGGATTCTTGCCAACAGCCTAGCAACCGACGTGCCCGGGTGCAATAGAAGCCACACCACCCCTGTCAGCCCTCGCTGGTCACATGCCTGGTGCCTTCCCTCTCCCTGCCCCTCACCTGTGCTGCGAGCTCCACTCGATCCGCTGCGAGCTCCACTCGATCGGGCGCAAGCTCAACTCATCAGGTACACTTACAGGTTGCCGCACAGGTCAAATCAGCCCTGCCGTCACAAGTGGGTGTCTGGCAAGCTGCGAGGATTGCTGCAAAATCCCGACTTGTCGTTGATTGAGCGCTACAAGGGGCTGCACAAGACACCTGAACAGAGCATCAGCAAAAGCTTGTAATTACAGGCTTTTGGCTACGTACAAGCTAAATCCTTTTATTTCAGACACTTGCGCCGGAGTAAGCTTGTAAGTACTTTTTTTGAGGGTGTGCATAAGAGAGACAGGAGTCTTTTTTCTCGCCTCGTGAATCATTCAAGAAAACCCTTGAAGGAATCGCCCTAAAATATACCCTAGTGAACCTACTACTTACAAGACACAAAAAAGACCTCTATAGTACTGATTTCATTACAGATAGCTTGTAAGTTTCTCAAATTACTCTCACCTACACTCTTCTCTTCCCTATTGACTTCCCCCTGATTCTATCGCACTTTGCCGTTCACGACCTCGAAGTCGACCCGCCGTTCACGTACTTACACCCGACCAGACCATGACAACACCGACCCCGTGGCGACGTATCGCCATCCGCGCAGCTATTGACCGCGCTGGCCTTGAGTTGCGACCGTGGCAACGTGACGCGCTTATCGCGGCCACTGACCCCGCCTGCCCTGACGCTGCGCTTATCGTGGCCATTATGGGCGCTGGTAAGAGCATCGTGCTGGCTCTGCTGGCGTGTGCCTGGTCAGGGCCAGTTGTGGTGTCCACCAGTTCGATTGACCTAGTCGAGGCCCTGCGCACTGTCATTGCGCGGCTCTCAGGCGAGCCAGTGGGTGCGTACTACACAAGCGCAAAGGACGTGCAGCGCATAACGGTTGTGTGTCTGCCCTCGCTGGCGACGTATGCCGCAGCTACAGGAGCGCAAACGGGCCTGCTGTGGATTGCCGATGAGGCGCACAAATGTGAGCGCAGCAGCGTCGAGGCGTTCCTCTCGGCCTGTCCACCTGCGCACCGCATTGGCATGACGGCGACGCCTTACCGCGCTGACACTGGCCTGACGTTATGGCGCAGCGAGCTGCTGCGCTATGGCATCGAAGACGCTATCACGAGCGGTGCCCTGGTGCCATTCCGGGTGACGTTTCCGAAAGGCAAAGGCTTCGCTGACGTTGATGACCTGGTGATTGACTGGGTGCGCTCTGGCACGGGCGCTTGCGTCATCAGTGCGGCTGACATCGCCGACTGCGACGCCTTTGCGCTGGCGTGCTGCGAGGCGGGTTTGCGAGTCGCGGCTCTGCACAGTCGCAACCGTCGCAGCCATGCGACGACGATGGCCGCGCTGCGCTCTGGCGAGTTGGATGCCATCGTGCATTGCCACATGCTGAGTGAAGGCGTGGACATGCCCTTTCTGCGCCGTCTGGTGCTTCGCCATGCCCGTGGCTCACGTGTCGAGTTCGCGCAGGAAATTGGGCGGGTTTTGCGCGCCTGTGAGGGCAAGACGCACGCTGACGTGTACGACCCTTGGCAGGTGACGCTGACGCACGACCTGCAGAGCCCTGTGCAAGTCGAGGACGCTATCACCGCCGCCCCGAAGGCGAAGGCCAGCGAGCCGCCGCCGCCGATGATTGACCCGCTGACGGGTGAGCCGATTGTCTGGGCAGAACTGCCGGCGAAGGAACGCAAGCGCATCTGGCTGGCGACCGATGCCGTTGCGTTTCTCGGCTCTGCAGCGTTGGCTTTGCGAGCGTCTGGCGTGGCTCGGCAATACAGTGAGCAAGGGCAGTGGCGTCGAGAGCCAGCGACACCAGCGCAGCTCCAGGCATTGACTCGGCTGCGCTCGACGGTGTCATGGGTGCGTGGTCAGGGTCACGTGCTGCGTGGCATAGGCCCGACTGGTGCACCGATTGTGCAGGCTATTTGTCGCGCCTTCTCTGCCGTGTCGGGCTCACCGAAGCTGCGCAAGGGTCTGGCGAGCGACCTGTTGACGTGCGTGCTGACGGTGCTCTCCGGCCGGTCTGATGCGCCTTATTTTGGCGACCCAGTGCAGCGCGAGCTGGTGACGCGTGCCCGTGCGTTCACTGCCTTTGCGACGTATGCCGTGGACCCGACGCCGATGCTTTGACTTTTGCTGTGCCACTGAGGCACGATTGACGGCCCGGCCTGACCAGCTGGAACACACACACAACCAACACACCAAGACCGACCATGACACAGACATCGAGTGAGAGGCGCTATGAGGGCGCCAGACAAAAGGCGATCACAATCCTGTACGAGACCGGTGACGGTGACCGGTCAATGCGACTGTTCCGCGCTGGCGTGACCATTGGCAAGGTGCAGCACTTCGCCTGTGCCAACCCTGCGATTCTCGACGAGCTGGTGCACTATGCCATGGCGAACGGTGCGAAGAGGCCGGAGGCGAAGAAACAGATTGGGAATGGCATTGAGGCAGGCAAGCGCACGCCAGCGAACGAGAAGCCAGAGAAGGCAGAGAAGCGCGAGAGCCTCGACGAGTTTTTGCACCGCAAGCGCCTGGCACGTTCGATCCTGTCAGCGTACAGCATCGAAGAGGTGAGTGGCGTGCTGGTGTACCCGGTGCCGCCGATGCCTGTGCCTCGACTGCGCAAGCTGACGCGCCCGTCACAGCAGCTGTGGCAGCAGTCTCTCGGTGGGCTGCCTGTGCAGCTGCCTTACGGGCTCGACCAGCTGCGCAATACGGGCCCTGTGTACGTGGTGAATGGCGAATCGAGCGTGTGGGCGTGCTACACAGCAGGGGTTGACGCAGTGTGTTTCTGCCGTGGCGAGGGTGCTGCGCCATCGCCGACGCAGGCAAAGGCTCTGGCAGACCTCAAGCGTCCTGTTCGGGTGGTGTACGACCTCGACGTGACAGGCGAGCAGGGCAGTGTGAAGGTTGTCGAGGCGTTGCGTGCCGTGGGCTGCGAAGCGGTCGGCCTGCGATTGCCTGCCGAGTTGGGCAAGGGTGGCGACGTCAACGACCTGTGGGTGCGTCACGCGCCTGATGGCGCTGCGTTCGCTGGTGCTCTGGCAGGTCTGCCGGAGAGAGTGAGGGGCGTGCAGCCGCCTGCACCCGTGGTGCCTGATTCGCTGCCGATTGCCGAGAGCGAGGGCCCTGTGGAGACGCCTGCTGCAGAGGACGAACCACCAGACCGCGATCCGTTGACGTGGCTGCTGGTGGACGCCTGCCCGGGCCTTCCTGCTCCTGCGACGGTGGCAGTGCCAGAGGGTTACGAGGTGACCAGCGCGGGTGTGTGGAAGCTGCCGGCAATGGATAGGCCAGACGATGCAAAGCGCCTGGTGTGTCATGGGCCTGTGGCGGTCGTTGGGTACAGTGCAGACGCCAAGGGTGTGATGCGCTGCGTGGTGGCCTATTGCCGGCCATTCTCGACAGAGTGGCAGCGTCGAGAGGTTGGCCGCGATGAGCTGATGGAAGCCCGCAAGGTGTCAGGGCTCTCGAAGTACGGGCTGCCGGTGACCTCTGGCGAGTCTGCCGCGCTGGTGCGGTATCTGGCAGCGAGTGAGGCCGAGCTGGGCAGGGCTCTGATAGCGGTCGAATCGACCGTGCAGACGCTTGGCTTCCACCCTGGCGGATTCCTGCGAGGGTTCCACCGGCACGGCACGGTGTCACGCCTGCAGATGCCAGAGGAGGCAGGACCACGGGCGGTGCTTGGCGAGTCAATCGCGCAGTGTGGCACACTGCCGGAGTGGAAGCGCCTGGTGTTCGACGAAGCGCGACGCTACCCGGTGATGCGCGTGGCCATGGGTACGGCATTCCTGCCCTTGCTGCTCGACGTGCTAGGGTGCCCGATGTTTGTGCTCGACCTGTGTGGCCAGTCATCGCAGGGCAAGACGACGACGCTGCGCATTGTCAGCTCAATGTGGGGTGACAAGGAGTACATGCAGACGTGGGAGGGTACGCCCACGGGATTCGAGCACCTGTTCGGCTTTGCGCGGTACACCCCTGTGCTGCTCGACGACACGAAGGTTGGCAACCCTGCGATTTGCAGCAAGATCGTGTACGCCGTGGTGTCAGGCAAGGGCAAGGCGCGTGGCACGGGCAACCACGGCATGAGAGAGACCCCGAAGTTCAAGACGATTGTGGTCTCGACTGGCGAAGGGCCACTGGCTGACGCCATGCCGCATGGCGGTCTCAAAGCCCGCTGCCTGTCGCTGACTGACTTGCCTATGGGCGAGCGCAGCCACGCTGCAGCCGCAAAGGCTGACCGCATGGTGTACGCTGCCGAGAACAACTACGGGCATGTGGCGGCTGCAGGCGTCGAATGGGTGCTCTCGCTGACCGATGCAGAGCGCGACCACTGGCGTCAGGTATGGCAGGACAAGGTGGCGCAGTTTGTCGAGCTGGGCAAGGACGGGTCAGACATTGCGCCGCGCCTGGCATTGAATGCGGGCGCAATCGAGACAGCGTGGGAGGCGATGCATGTGGCTCTCGGCATGACCAGCGAGCTGGTGCCGTGTTGGGACCCTGCGATGTGGGTGCAGGTCTGTGAAGGCTCGCAATCGGTCGACCGTGGCTTTGCTGCGCTGCAGGACATTTTTGGTCTGATTCTGTCGAGCCCTGAAAGACTGTACCGTGCCCCGAAGGCGATGCCGCAACCGGGCGACGCCAGTGCGAAGATACACCCGCAATCGGGCTATATCGCACATTTGGGCAACAGTGGCGCGATGTCGGTTCCGTGCGTAACGGCCCGCCAGCTGATTGACCGCAGTGGGTACGTGTGGAGTGAGGTGCTGCAGCGATGGAAGGAGAGCGGGTGGATATCGAAGAACGAGGGGGCCCGTCAGCCGTGGCATAGGGCGGTGCGCTTCCCTGACGGCGTGGTGACCTGCTACACGTTTTCTGACGCAGCCAAGGCGCTCTTGGCCGCGATGGAATCGGGTGCACCGATAAAGGCTCCGAGCTTGCCACCGGAGCCAGACGACGACGATGAGACGTTGCCGTTCTAGGTTGACACTGTTGGGCGCCGCATTAGGGTGTACCTAGGTGTGTGTGAACGGAGAAACCCCAAAACCCTGTCTGGTCGCAGGGTTTTGGGGTTTCGACTTTTTGCGTATTGGGGAGCTCTTTTTGTTTGCACTAGGTACCTATCTGTGCAAAGGTGGCTTTTACGGTGCTTGACCACCGGACACACCCACACCCGCCGAGAAAGACCATGACCACCCAGACCACCGCTGAGATCGTTGCCGCTTGCATGAGCGCTGTGAACGACCGCGACCCTCGCATCGTTGCTGCGCTCGACTACATCGAAGGTGCAGCGCGCCTGCTCGATGATGCTCGCAGTGACGCTGCCCGCCTCGAAATCTGCTTTGATGCGCTCGACACCATTCAAGTGCTGCTGTCGCGCCCTGCCCAGTCCACCGTGTCGCACCCGGCCCTCAGCGAGGCTGGCCCAGCCTAGGCCTGTGCAGGGTTACAAGACAGACCCTGACACCAGCGACACACAACGCGTGACGGCTCTCCCTGCTGGTAACAGGGGCCCGGGTTCGACTCCCGGGGCGCGCTTGCCCTTCTACATGGAGACAGGAATGCGAGAGATAGACTACCGCCGCAAGGTTGAGCGGGCATTCGCTGCAGCCTTTTCAGACTTTAAGCGTGCTCATGCTGGTGGCAGCAAATTTGACTTTGATGCACTGGGTGCTGCTGCCAATGTATGCGTCGTTGATTACGGTCAGGACATGAGATTGGTCCTGTGGAACACACAGTGGGACCATTGGTGCGGCATGGCATCAGCGAAGAACGCGAGCATAGGGGGCCACGTTGAGCTGACCTTTCTGCACGCAGAGTTTGACCTGATGCTGCCCTACTTTGTCGAGGTGACCCGCGCAGTGCTGCAGCAGGACGCAAGCCTGCTGCCCGTGCCCCCTGCTGCGATGAGTCATGTGGGCTATCGCATACCTGTGACCACCCCTTCGTATTGGGCCCGCAACATATCAGGTCACATCTACGAGTACACTGAGACCGCTTGGGAAACTTATATCGAGGCCTCTAACCCCCGCCGGCCCGTGAGGGCATAACCAGCCGCAAGGCACACCCACAGGAACACGACCATGACAGACAACTATCACGACCGCCCCGAAGTGTCCGCTACGGACCTGCGCCGCGCTGCAGAGCGCGGTGGCTGGTACGCCATCTGGTGCCGCCACAACCCTCGCAAGAGCCCTGCGATGGACGTTGGCACCCGCATCCACGCTGCCATGCTTGAGCATGAGACCATCGACCCGTCACGCTACGTGCCGCGCCCTGATGGCATGAGCTTCGCCACAAAGGAGGGCAAGGCATGGAAGGCAGAGCAGGAGGCTGCAGGCCTCACTGTCGTTGATGCCAACGAGTTCGCGTTCTATTCGAGCGCTGCCGGCGTCCTGACTGACTGGCACAACCTGCTGGCCACCGTGCCTGGTGTGTGGACGTTCGAGCAGCCGGTGACGTGGACCGACCCAGACACGGGCACACCGTGCCGATGTAAGCCTGACGCGGTGTGCTTCGACGGCACCACAGTCTCTCTCTGGTCGGTCAAGACGACAGCCAAGCCGGTGACTGCAGCGTCATGGCGTGCTCAAGTCGAGAGCCGCTTTGTCCGCGAGGCTGATGGCAGTATGATCGTGTTGGCCGGTTACGACCTCGGTGAACGTCACTACGCCGAAGGGCTGGCCGCGCATTTCTTAGGAGATGCCGACCGATGGCGCGAGGTGCGCGTGTGTCACGTGATTGTGCCCACCGAAGGCCCTTTGGCGCTCTATATCGCACCTGTGCCCGCCGAGCTGTTGGAGCGCATTGGAGAGGCACGCAGCGAGCTGCTGCAAGAGGTCAACGCTGCGCTGCACACGTACCCTGACTGTGTGCCGTCTGGCGTTATGTCGCTGGCATACAAGCCCTCTATCTGGGCGCAGCGAGGAGGTGAGGCATGAGCACCGCTCTCACAAACGTCGCAACGCTCATCGAAAAGCGCCGCGATACCCTGACCGCCCTGCTGCCTGACCGCAGCCAGCAAGACCGATTCATGGCCGCGCTGCTGACCTACGTTGGACCCGAGCGCAGCTTGCACGCCCCTGCGCTGCAGGAATCGCTGGTCATCGCCTTGTATCAGGTCGCCAAGCTCGGCCTCGACCCCGGCGTTGACTGCTACCTGATTCCGCGCTCTGGCAAGGTGCGCTGCGAGCTGGGCTACAAGGGCGCTGTGAAGGTCATGCTGCGCACGCCTGGTGCCTCACACGTGCACACGTACCTTATCCACGAGCATGAGCACTACGTCATGAGCAAGGGCAGGGTTGTGGAACACAGGGCAATCCTTGGCCCCTCACGTGGCGCACTGGTCGCAGCGGTCGCAGAGCTGCACATGCGCGATGGCTCAGTCATCGAGCGCATTGTAGACCAGAGCGAGATCGAGGCAGCCGCAGCAAAGGGCCAAGCGGCATGGAAAACGAACGCCAGCGAGATGTGGCGCAAGACTGCCCTGCTGCGATTATCCAAGATTGTGCCCCTCGACAGCCAGACTGCCGGAGCCCTCGCTGACATCGAGCGTGGCACCTACGACGTGACCCCGATGGAGACCACCCAGACGCCTGCCCGCCGCTTTGCGCCGTCGCAGCCCACCCGCATGACCTTACCCACGGCACCCGCCGCAATTGAAACCGCACCCGCCGAAACCGAAGAGGCAGACCCATGGCACGAGTAACCTACACCAGCCCCGCAACCAACAACTTCGAGCCGCGCCAGACCCTTTGGTCTGCCGGTGAGTACCTGGTCGCCATCGTTGACGCTCGCATTGATTCGACCCGCAACGGCAAGATGTATCTAGAGCTTGACCTGATGGACATCGAAGGCAACACCATGACTGACCGTGTGTACGGTTGGGAAGACACGACGGGGCGCGGTGCCTGGGTGTCCCGCGTGGTGCGTCGCATCAGCGAGCAATGTCACGACCAGTTTGCGCCAGTCACTGACGCCCCTATGCAGCCGCACCAGAACTTTGATTGGGAGCTGCAGGCTGACGTGGCAGCGGTGACGCTGGGTGCGGTGATGCACGTGACGGTACAGGTCGAGCAGGGCAGCGCAAAGCCTACCGGTGGCCATTACCCAGACCGCAACAAGGCGAACTGGAACTTCGCAGCGAGCGCTACGCCGGCAGAGCTGGCGTCATTCCGCAAGGGTGCGGGCTGGTCGAGCGTGGCCAGTCGTCTCAAAGCGAGCAAGGCAGCCGCGCTGCAGCTCTGGCAGCACAGCCTTATGGTGTCTCTCGGCCAAGCCCCTGCTGCTGACGACATCGAATTCTAAGCCCTAGCCTGTGACAGCGTAGCAGGGTGCGACTCCCTGCGCAGGCCTGACCTTCACACCAGGTGACGACGATGACAGTGAGAGAGTTGGACGACTACCAGCAGGCAGCGCTGCGCACAGCAGGCGAGGCGACCGCAACGGGTTGGCTTTTCGAGAAGTTGATGGGCCTGCCCGAAGAGGTCGGCGAGGTGCTGGGTGCGGTCAAAAAGGCCGAGTTTCACGGGCACGCCATGAGTCATGAGAAGATAAAAAAAGAGCTCGGTGACGTGCTGTGGTACGTTGCCTGCATCGCTCACTGGTACGGGTTCGACCTGTCAGACGTAGCCAGCGCGAACGTCGAGAAGCTGCGCAAGCGGTACCCTGACGGGTTTAGCGTCGAGGCTTCGAGGAACAGGGGTGACGAATGACAAGCCAACTGCAGCATTGGGTGATGCTCGAATGGCTACGGGCCCGCAGCCCTGCCGATAATAGCCACCGCAGTCGCTGGAAAATCGGTGACGCCACGGTGTACCTGTGCCGCACTGCTGACGACAGCGACACGATGGCCTTGCGGGT